TGGACACTATTACAAATAGGTCTTGGAGGTTATGTGGTGGGTAGAAGCGCAGAATCAGTAGCTAGAACAATGGCTAACAAACCACAGCCAAAAGAACAAGAAAACGGATAGTGAAATATCTATTTGTTTTGTTATTGCTTTATTCTTGCAATAATGTAAATACTCCATATATTGATAATATAACTTTATTAAAAATAGAAAAAAAATTTTAATGTCCGTAGATTACGATAGCTTTAAGTACATAAAAAATCATATAAAAAAGACTGTAGAGCGTTTAAAAGATAATGCTGTGTACAGTGTAGACAAAATTGAAGATCTTATGTATATTAGAGGAAAAATACAGGGCCTAGAAACCCTGCTACAGGATCTCACTGACCTGCAGAAAAAACAGGAGCTATTTGATGACGACAAAGACGGAGACAAATTCGGAAGTACCAAAACTTAAAGAGGGACTTTTAGAATCTTACAAGCAAGAAGAAAAGAAAAGACTAGAGCCAGAAGACATTCAAGAATCAGCATTGGAACAATTACCTACTCCAACAGGTTGGAGATTATTGGTATTGGTTCATTCTGGTGCCAAAAGAACAAAGGGTGGCATCTTATTATCAGATAATACATTAGACACTATACAGATGACATCTGTATGCGGTTATGTATTAAAAATGGGAAACCTTTGTTATCAAGACAAACAAAAGTTCACGAACGGTCCGTGGTGCAAACTAAATGAGTGGGTACTATTTGGACGTTATGCTGGAGCTAGATTCAAAATAGATGGAGGAGAGATTAGGATTCTTAATGATGATGAAATCATTAGTACAATTAAAAGTCCTGAATATATTTTGCAATTGTACTAAACTACGGAGTATGTATGGTAGACGAAAAAAAACGTCCAGAAGTCGAATTAGACTTAGAAGACGTTAAGGAGACAACCATACAACTAGACGAAAAAAAGGAAGAAAAAAAAGAACCAAATCTAAATCTAGGAGAAGTAGATTTAGGCTATGCATCGCACGATTCTAAAAAAGAAAAAGTAGATGTTGATGTAATAGAAAAAGAAGAAGTTAAAGAAACTGTACAAGCAGATAAACCTGCTAATGCAGAAGATCTAAGCACATATAGTGAAGGTATTCAAAAAAGAATAGATAAACTTACTCGTAAGATGCGTGAAGCTGAAAGACGAGAACAAGCTGCTTTAGATTATGCACAAGGTTTGCAAAAGAAATATAACGATACTCAAAAAAAATTCCAAGAAGTGGATGAGAGTTATGTTAAACAATATGATGCTAGAATAGATGCTGAGAAAGAAGCTGTTAAGAAAAAACTTAAAGAAGCTATCGAGACTCAAAATCCAGAAGCTATTATTGCTGCAAACGAAGATCTTTCTAGATTAATAGTCGAGAAAGAAAGAGCAAGATTATCTATTGCTTCAAGAGAAAAGCAGAAAAAAGATGCTGAACTAGAAGCTAAAGAAACTCAAAATGTTGAACAAAACCAACAATTTGAAAGAAAAGCTGTCACTCCAAGTCCTAAAGCTAAGAAATGGGCTGAAGATAACACTTGGTTTGGATCTGATGAATTCATGACAAATACTGCATTCCAAATACATGAAAAACTACAAAGTGAGGGGTTTGACCTGGATAGTGATGAGTATTATAATGAAATCAACAAACAGATGAAGGAAGTATATCCTCATAAGTTTGCTGAAGATAAGCAGGAGCAAAAGAAACCAGTCCAGACTGTTGCTTCCGCTAATAGAGGAAAAACTGGACGCAGAACAGTGAGACTCACCAAATCACAAGTAGCTATTGCTAACAAATTAGGGGTGCCACTAGAAGAATACGCAAAATACGTGAAGGAGGCTAATTAGTATGAGCGAAGAAAATATAAAAAGGACTTCACGCGACTCGGAGCTTAAGTCCAAAGAAAAAAGAAGAGCTCCATGGGTTCAACCATCTAACTTAGATGCACCGCCTGCGCCAAATGGATTTAAACACAGATGGCTTAGAGCTGAAGCAGCTGGGTTTCAAGACAGTGCAAACATGTCAAAGAAACTTAGAGAAGGTTATGAACTAGTTAGGGCAGAAGAGTTAACTTCCCAAATTGGTAAACATGACTATCCTGTTATCAGTGATGGAAAACATCAGGGGTTTATCGGGGTTGGAGGCCTTGTGCTGGCAAGGATACCTGAAGAAATAGTTGAGCAGCGCTCTGACTACTTTAAAAAAAGAAGTTCAGAACAAATACAAGCTGTAGACAACGATTTAATGAAGGAACAGCGACCAGAGATGCCTATTAACATTAGTAGACAGTCTCGTGTAACTTTTGGTGGTGGAAGAAAAAAGTAATTTTTTTGTAATACCTACCAAATTAATATAAACTTTAAAACGGGTAAAAACATGGCTAACATTACTGAAAAGTTTGGCTTAAGACCAGCTAGACAACTAAATGGAAGTCCATTCATTAACGCTCAAAATAGATACAGAGTATTATCAACTAATACTACGACTATTTATCAAGGTGACTTAGTTGTTCCTCTTTCTGATGGAACAATCGCAAGAGCACCTTATAACGTGTCAACTGCTATCGTGGGTGTTTTTAATGGCTGTTTCTACACAGATCCAACAACTCAAAAACCGACTTGGAAAAACTATCTTCCAGGTTCAACAGTTGCAACTGACATTATTGCATTTGTAATTGACGGTCCAGAGACTGTGTTTGAAATAAATGCGGATGAACCATTCGCAACTACATGTCTGTTCAGCAATTATTTTGTGTCAGACACAACAGGTAATACTAAAACTGGTATTTCGTATGTACAGTTAGATGTAAGTACATCTACAGCAGCGGTTACTGGAAACGTGAAAGCAATAGATATTTCACAAGATCCAGATAATAGCGACACTAATGCAACGGGTGCCAACATTATGGTATACATTAACAATCACTTCTACAGAAGTGGTACACCAGGACTATAATAGGAGAATAAAATATGGCTATATCACGTTCACAGCTAGTTAAAGAACTAGAGCCAGGATTGAATGCACTATTCGGCCTGGAATACAGCAGATACGAGAATGAGCATGCAGAAATCTTCATGACTGAAACTTCGGACAGAGCGTTTGAAGAAGAAGTTATGTTATCAGGTTTCGGAAGTGCTGAAGTTAAACAAGAAGGTGCACCAGTAGTGTTTGATCAAGCTAACGAAGCTTACACTGCTAGATACACTCATGAAACAATCGCTTTAGCGTTTGCTATCACTGAGGAAGCTATCGAGGATAACCTTTACGACAGACTTGCTTCTCGTTACACAAGAGCATTAGCTAGATCAATGGCTAATACTAAACAAGTTAAAGCAGCAGCGGTTCTAAATAATGGATTTGATTCTGCATACACAGGAGGTGACGGAGTTCAGCTTTTAGCTAGCAACCATCCTCTTGCTAATGGTGGAACATTTTCTAACATTTTAGCAACTGCAGCGGATCTTAACGAAACTTCATTAGAGCAATCTTTGATTGACATTGCAGGTTTCGTTGACGAGAGAGGTTTAAAAATCGCTCTTCAAGGTAGAAAATTAGTTATTCCAAAAGAACAACAATTTACTGCTGAGAGAGTACTAAGATCACCTCTTAGAGTCAGCACAGCGGATAACGACATCAATGCTATTAAGAATATGGGAATGATTCCAGAAGGTTACAGAGTTAACCACTTCTTAACAGATACTGATGCATTCTTTATCTTAACTGATGCTCCTAATGGATTAAAACAATTCGTTAGAAGTCCAATCAAAACAGCTATTGAAGGCGATTTTGATACTGGTAACGTTAGATTTAAAGCTAGAGAAAGATACAGCTTCGGTTGGTCTGATCCTAGAGGAATCTTCGGAACTCCAGGAGCTGCTTAATAGTTAATTAAGCAATTTCTAAAAGGGGCTAGAGTTTACTCTGGCCCCTTTTTCTTTTATAATTAACAATATTCTAGATTAATAGTTTTGTAGACTGGCTAGACAGACGGTATAGAGACTACAAAGCTTAACCGCTATACAGGAGAAAAACATGGCAAGAACAACCTTTTCAGGACCAGTAAAATCATTAGCAGGTTTTA